GGGGCCCGAGCCCCTGAGGCTTTGTAGAGCTCCGCAAAACTAAAGCTTTTTGGTAGGCTATAAAAATGAACATCATCAACCTACGCATTGCCGACTTGACCCCTGATCCAGAGAACGCGAGGCAGCACGATGAAAAGAACCTCAAGGCTATTCAGGGCAGCCTAAAAGAGTTTGGCCAACGCAAACCGATAGTCATTACTGAAGCCAATGTTATTGTCGCTGGGAATGGCACAGTCCTTGCTGCCAAAAACTTAGGCTGGGAAACTATCGAGGCTGTCCAAGTTCCGGCTGACTGGTCCAAGGATCAAGTCAAAGCCTTTGCCTTAGCAGACAACAGAACAGCCGAGCTTGCAACCTGGGCACCAGAAGTTTTGGCTGCTCAACTTATTGAACTTGACTCTGCTGGCTTTGAGATTGCTCAGTTTGGCTTTGACAAGGTAGAGTCACCGATTGACCCTGACTCACTTGCTGAGGATGAGATACCTGAGCCACCTGCCCAGCCAATTACTAAGTTAGGTGATCTTTGGCAATTAGGCAAACATCGCTTGCTTTGCGGGGACAGCCTTGATTCCAAAAACATTGAGCTCTTACTTTCAGGCAATGACAATGAAGTCTTGATAACCGACCCCCCTTATGGCATGGATTTTATTAGCAATTATCGAAAAGAAAAGCACAAGGCTATTGCAAATGATGGCAACACAAAGGCTTTAGTCTTTAGTTGCAACCTTGAAGCTAAACACTCCAAATACATTTTTTGTCGGTGGGACAACTTAGCAGATGTACCTAAGCCAACAAGCCTAATTACTTGGGTGAAAAATAATTGGTCTATGGGTGACCTGCAACACTCGCACGCAAGACAAACCGAAACAATACTTTTTTATCCTGGAAAGAATCATGTTTTTGCAGATGGCAGACCTAGTGATGTTGTAAATGAGGCAAGGACCAATAACGAGCTCCATCCAACTCAAAAACCGATTGAACTTCTCGCTCAAATAATGCAATGGACTAAAGGCAGTGTGCTGGACATTTTTGCAGGATCAGGTGCAACCTTGATGGCAGCTGAAAAACTAAAAAGAGATTGCTATGCGATAGAACTTGACCCAAAGTATTGTGATGTCATTATCCAGCGTTGGGAAAGCCTAACCGGACTAAAGGCAGAGCTAGTCAATGCAACCAGGTAGGCCAGCAAAGCCAATAGAGCAAAAGCGTTTGCTAGGTAATCCTGGCAAGCGAGCACTGCCTGACCAGTCGGCAATCACACTTATCCCAATGGCTGAAGTTGCCCCTGAGCCAACAAGACCTTTGCTCAAGTACGGAAAAGAACTGTGGGATAAAGTCTGGGACACCGGCATCAACTGGATCAGCCCCAACACAGACACCGAGCTATTGCTAATGACTTGTGAAATGATAGACGAACGCTGGAACCTTAGGGTGCAGGTAATGACAAACAATGACCCTAAAGACCGCCGAGGGCTTAGAGAGCTAGACAAAGCAATCGTGTCCAACCTATCTTTGCTTGGCTTCTCACCATCAGATAGGTCCAGACTTGGACTTGCAGAGGTCAAAAAGATGAGCAAGCTTGAGGAACTAATGACCAAGAAGGCTCAGCGTGGATAGTTGGCCACCGACTTATCTAACCCCTGTTGACCAGGAGAGCATAGATCGCGGTGATGGCAAGTACGCTATCGAGTTCACCGAAGCCTTTGGGTCTATCGGTAAAGACGGCGTTGCAGGTAGAGCCGGTCAAGCCCTAAGACTAAGACCCTGGCAACAAGAGCTAATCAAACTTGTCTATGCCAAAGACCCTGATGATGGCCTCAAGTTCAGGACTGCCCTAATTGGGATGCCTCGAAAGAACGGCAAGTCTGCCCTGAGCTCGGCTGCCTTTGGTCTTTATTCTTTGATTGCAGAAGGCATTGAGGGTGGCGAGGTTTACTCAGTTGCAGCAGAAAAGGAACAGGCTCGAATCGTATTCGGTGAAGCCAAGAGGATGGTTGAGCAGTCCGAGCTGTCAGAGCTTTGCACCTTGTATCGAGATGCAATCTTTGTGCCATCTACCAACAGCGTTTACCGAGTCGTTTCTGCTGAGGCTTATTCCAAGGAAGGTCTAAACCCAAGCCGAGTGATCATGGATGAGCTCCACGCTCACAAGGACCGAACACTATTCGATGTATTCCAGCTCGCGATGGGAAACCGAGGAAAGCTTGGTCAGCTAATTGCCATCACAACGGCAGGTCAAAAGACCGACATGACCGGACAAGACTCAATCGCCTACAACTTATTCCAATACGGCAAGCGAGTTGCCAGCGGTGAAGTCGTAGATCCTGCTTTCTTTATGGCTTGGTGGGCAGCACAAGATGAGGCAGATCATCACGACCCCGAGGTCTGGAAGTCTGCCAACCCTGGATACGATGACTTAGTTTCTGCCGATGACTTTGCCTCAGCAGTTAGGCGAACACCCGAGCCAGAGTTTAGAACCAAGAGATTGAACCAATGGGTTAGCTCGATGAACGCTTGGTTGCCTAACGGCACCTGGCAACCCTTGTCTGAGGAGCGTGAATTGCTACCTGATGAGGAGATAATCATTGGCTTTGACGGCTCATTCAATGGTGACTGCACAGCTTTAGTCGGTTGCACAATCCCTAAAGAGGATGAAAAGCCCTACCTGTTTATGATTCACACTTGGGAAAAGCAACCCGAGGACACCGATGATTGGCGTGTAAACACCCAAGAAGTTGAGGATAAAATCATCCAATTCTGCTCAACTCACACTGTAAAAGAGATTGCCTGTGACCCTTATCGCTGGCAGAGATCTATGGATGCCATGCTTGAGATGGGCTTGCCTGTTATCGAGTTCCCCTCAACCAGCCCCAGCAGAATGGTAAGTGCTTGCCAAAAGTTCTACACCTCGGTGACCGAACAGACCATGATCCACGATGGCAACCCACTACTCGAGCGACACCTAACCAACTCAGTTGTCAAGATTGACCGCTTGGGACCAAGAATTGTAAAAGAGCACCGAGGCTCACCGCGAAAGATTGACGCAGCAGTCGCAGCGGTCATCGCCTTTGATAGGGCAACAGTTGGTAGAGTAGAGGCTGAACAACTTGTCCCACAATTCTTTATCTAAGGCGGTCATGGGAACCTCATTACAAATAGCAGGTGCAGTAGCAGTCACCGCTGGCGTGGCCCTAATCTTTGTACCAGCCGGACTCATCATTGGTGGCGTATTCCTGGTCTTGTTTGGCCTTGCTGCCGAAAGGAAATAACTAAGTGCTTAACAATCTATTCGAGCAGCGTGCCATCAGCTTTCAGACAGTTTGGGGTGCCGGCAATGACCTCGATGTAATGAATCAGTCGGGCACAATCGTAAACAACGAAACTGTATTCAAGGTCAACGCAATCTTCTCAGCGGTCAGTCTTATCTCTGACACAATCTCAACCTTGCCAGTTGACTCTTACATTCGCAGAGATGGTGCTCGCTTTGCCTTTAGACCTAGACCAGCTTGGGTACAGCAACCAGACATTGACACAACCAAGGAAGCCTTTTACGGCTCGTTGATTGTTTCGATGTTGCTTGATGGCAACGGCTTTGTGAGAACCTTTAGAGATCGTCAAGGTCGCGTTGTAAACATGACAGTGCTAAACCCAGCCAAGGTAGAGATTCGCAAGGACAAGATTGGCTCAGTTATCTACACCTACGAGGGTGAAGGCAAGCCACTTACTAAAGATGAGATCATCCACATCCCAGACCTAGTTCGCCCAGGTGAAATTCGCGGTATCTCTCGCGTGACTGCACTCAAGGATAACTTTGGACTTGCTATTGCACTTGAGTCCTACGCTGCTAGATTCTTTGGTCAAGGTGCAAGCACCAACGGCATCATCGAGTTCCCTGGCAACCTAACACCAGAGCAAGCTAAGAACCTTGTTGACGGCTTCGATGCAAGACACAAAGGATTCAGAAAAGCCCACAAGACCGGAGTGCTATCGGGTGGAGCTAAGTTTGTCCAGACCACAGTAGAAAACGACAAGGCACAATTCCTAGACTCTCGCAGGATGGCAGTCGAGGATGTAGCCAGAGCCTTCAACATTCCACCACACCTTCTAGGACTACCAGGCACAAACACCTACTCAAGCGTTGAGCAAAACAACATCGCCTTTGTGACTCACACACTTCGCCCAATCGTGCAGAAGCTAGAGTCAGCGTTCACACCTTTGATGGCAGCAGAGCCAGGTGGAGCCACAGCCTTTATCAAGTTCACACTTGACGGCCTACTTCGCGGAGATGCTGCAACACGCTTCTCGGCTTACTCAACAGGTCTGCAAGCTGGATACCTAACAATCAACGACATCCGCAGACTAGAGGATCTACCACCGGTTGCAGGTGGCGAGATTATCCGAGTGCCACTAGCCAATGTGAACATTGACGCAGCCGAGCTAGTCGCGACAGACAAGCGAGTTGGCATGGCTCAGAAGCTAGTCAACTCAGGATTCGACCCAGCCGATGTGCTATCGGTCATGGGCCTACCTGCTATCCAACACACAGGACTACCAACAGTTCAACTACAAGGAATCGCACAGGTCAACCCAGAGGACCCAGAAGCCGCTTACGAGGTCAAGTAATGATAAACCCAGCAACTTACAACATCACCGCATACCAGGGTGCAACTTATGACCTAAGCATGACTTGGAAAATCGCTGGCACAGCAGTAAACCTAACTGGCTACACCGCTGCAATGCAGGTGAGAGAAAACGCCGATGCGAGTGCAACAATCCTAAGTTTGACTAACGGCTCAGGCATAACCCTTGGTGGAACTGCTGGCACAATCGCCATCGCTGTATCAGCCAACACAATGGGCTCTGCTATCGCTGGCAACTATGTTTATGACCTTGAACTAAACTCTGGCAGTCAGGTGACAAGACTTATTCAGGGATTATTCGCTATCCAGGCTGAGGTCACTAGGTAATGTCCCAAGTCACACTGGAACTAACTGAAACCAGCACAAGCATCGAGGTTGATGAAACCAACGCTGCTGTCAATGTGACTGAAACCTTTACAACGCTAGATCTAGGCAACGCTGGTCCACAGGGTGCAACAGGGGCAGGTGTTGCTGTTGGGGGAACTACTGGGCAGATTCTTTCCAAGATAGATGACACAAACTACAACACACACTGGATAGACAACTTTGCAAGTCAGCTCAAGCATGAGGTAAAGCTTGGCGAGGCTATCTCTAAAGGTCAGGCAGTTTATGTGAGCTCTGCCAGTGGCACAAACATGGTTGTGTCAAAAGCTGACAACACAACCCAAGCAGCCTCAAGCAAAGTAATGGGCTTGTTAGAAACTGGTGGCTCAACTAACGCTCAAGTCAAGGTTGTCACAGAAGGTCTTTTGGCTGGACTAAACACAAACGCTGCAACAGCCGGAGATGCTGTTTGGCTAGGAACTGCTGGCAATCTAATCTACGGATTGGCTAATAAGCCGGTAGCCCCAGCCCACTTGGTTTACATCGGTGTGGTGACTCGCAAAAATGCAAACAATGGTGAAATCTTTATCCAACCTCAGAATGGCTTTGAGCTAAATGAGATTCACAATGTCTTGATTAGCAACCCTCAAAATGGTGATGTGCTCAAATACAACTCATCACTCGGACTATGGCAGAACGGACAACCATAATGCCCTACTTTATCTCAGATCAGACCGATTGCCCTGAGTGGGCAGTTGTAAAAGAGGATGGCGTTGTCATTACTTGCCAGCCAACCAAACAGGATGCCATAGATCAGATGGTTGCTTTGTCAATCGCTGAGGAGATTGAACCAGGTGGCGAGCTTAGGGCAGAGCCAGATGAGCTTAGTGTTGGGGACTTTGTGAGATGGGGCTCAGGGGACAATGTTGCCCAAGGTCGCATCACAAGAATAGTTAGAGATGGCGAGATAAATGTCCCAGACTCTAGCTTTACAATCACCGGCACAGCAGATGACCCTGCTGCACTTATCAGGATCTACCGCGAAGGCGAAGATGGTCT